AGTCAACCAAGACCTAGTACCATCTTTCTTTACAATTCCTTTTCTTGGAAATTTACATTTATCCTCAATAATAAGTTTGTCGCCTTTTAAATCTACATAACCATGAACAGGAATGTTAATACCATCGAACCATCTAAAAGCCTCAATCTCTGGTTTGCACTTTTCATAACCTGGTATAGTTTGATGAGCTGCATGACCATTAGCAATCATATCTCTTATAATACTTTTATAATGATCGAATTCGTCTTGGTCTTTTAGTTCTGGTACAAACTTATTAAGTTTATCTTCTACCGGTACAAACATTATTTTTGCTCCTCAAGTTTTTCTACCTCATTTTTAAAAGCAATATTAAAGTTGTCAGCTATACTGTCATAATTATCATAGTCAGATAAAAAATAAGACAAAGGTTTTTTTAAAAATTTAGCAATCTTAACCAATGCAATTAATGGTATTCTATTAATTCCTTTTTCATATTTTTGTACTTGTTGGAATGTAGTATTAATATATTTGGCAATAGCACTTTGGGTAACAACATAAGTTTTACCTGAAAAATCATTTACCTTACTACATCTTGCTTGTTTGATTTTCTTTCCAAGTTCTACATAGAACCAATTATCATCATTTAGATTTCTTTTATATTCTCTTGTAATACGCATATCTTTCCTTTCATTTAGAGTATAGTATCCCTAAGTAAGTTTTACAACTTTTAATATATACTTAATTAAGTATATAAAAATCTAGCATCTTTGTTCTCTGCTTCAACAATTCTTCTGAATAACTGATTGTATTCTTTAAAATTGTTTAGAGTATGCACACATTGTCTTCCTTTTTCTTTAGCACTCATTATCTTTTTGTGTGCCTTATCTAGCTTTGCATACAAACGAACATTACTATTACTTAGAGCCATCGTTTTCTCCACCACCGATTAGTTTAATTTTTGCCTTAGTAAATCTAGTATCGGTGATGATAAACTTTGCAGATTCACCAGGCATTTTTTGATTATGTGCTTTTGTCGTTGCTTCTTCAACAGTTGCACCATCAAAAATTTCTTCAAACTCAGCTGCTATCTCTATGTCAGATTTTTTAACTACTTTAACCATTTAATACAATGTTTCTGCTATAACCTGCATAGTCTCTTTTTAGTTCGTTTCGTTCCTCTAACTTAGTTATCAGAACACTTACTGAGTTTTTGCTTTTATAACCCATTTCATTTGCCATTTCTAAAAATGTTGGCATATATCCATGTTTTGTACTATAGTTTTTAATATATTGCAATAGCTTGAGCATTTTAGGAGTCATAGGTCTTTTACTTCTTACTGTTTTCGTCATTGATTACTAGCCTCCTTAATAATTCTGCATAGCCATTTATATCGTCAAAACTATCTTTTTTATAGTTATCGGATTGCATGACTCTCCAAAGTTTTAAAAAAATCATAAAGATACCAAAGAATTTCAAAGGTACTTTAACTTCTTTATTGTTATAAACTGATAAATATTTTTCTAAAATTCCTGCCATAACAAAAGAGGTATTATCAAAATGTCCATAATCTCCTTGCTTTTGGTTTAGCAGTCGTTCTAGTTCATTAATAAACTTTACATTATCTGACATAATTTCCTTGTCTGTCTTTGCAAAAGTGAGCAAAAACATTTTGTTTTTTATATTTTATCAATACCCAAATTTGTCCATTTCCAATTTGATAATTTGGGTTATCAATAAACTTTACTGTTTTATAAAACATATCCTCACAAGTAATGGGTTTGAGGGAGCTAATAATGAAAGTTTTTTTTTCATATTTCAATTCACCATCACTTGTAAGAATAGCCAAAATTAAAAAAACTACTTTCAAATTTAGAAAGGAATTTCTTTACTTTGTGCCTTACCTTGTTTAGGTCTGGGTTCGTTTTTATATCCTGACAGAATAGTTCCTTCATCGTTTAACCAACCGATTAAACCTTTTTGACCACCTGCATCTGGATAATTCATTTCACCGGTAAACTTATCATCACCTTTAAAAATGACTCCTACTTGAGCAAACACTCTAACAAATTTAGTTTTACCATCTTTTGATCGAGCTTTTGAACCAAGTATTGTTCCTTTATTACCATTGTCTAAATTTACATTTCCTGAGAAATCAATTTTGATGGCTTTTTCATTGTTGGCATCATAAGGAAATAGAACCCAATCCTTCTGCTTACCACTACCATTGTTTTGCATTTTGTCCTCCATTGGTTTTAATGCGTTGTTGTTGTTGTTCGAATAACTTTTCAGTTTCTTGATCTGAATTGCCATTCTTTTTCCAATTAGAATATAAAGCAGTCAACTTAGTTTCGGTTGTTTGCTTTTGTATTTGATCCTTAATTGAAACTGTTTGAGTTGTACTTTGAGTAGTTTTATTTTGATTATTCAAAGCATTAACCAATTCTTCTGCACTAGCATATTCTGAACCAGATAGTCCAAAGGCAGCTAAGCAACGACCTAATGATGAACTACTACAGTTCTCTAATGCACTTGTCTTATTAATAAAGTTTGCATTTCTATATTCCTCTGCATGACCTACCGAATAAATAATATCTCCAATATGCAATTCAGTTTTAACAACCACTCTGTCTGCATCATGGAAAATTATTTCCTCATTAAATCTAGCCTCTGGAAAGTATTGTAATAAATGTTTATGTCTTTCATTTACTGTAGAATATTTTTTACCTTTAATATTTACAGTTGGGATATTTATTAAAGCATCCGAGCATTGTTGTCTGCGTTCTTTAAATCCACCCTTACTTTTTTCTTCTGTTTGTGGTTTTAGTTTCATTGTTTCCTTTCGCTTGTAGTTTTTTATTTTCTTCAATTTGCTCAATATCTTTTTGAGCTTTAAGTTCTAAATAACTTTTATTTTTAGCAATCATTTTTTCTTTCAATTCATGGTCACTAATAACTTTTTTAAGTTTATCTATTTCCTCATCTCTTTCTAAAAGTTTTTTAGAATATCTTTTATTATCATCTTCTAAGTTTCTAACTTTAGTTTGTAACTTTGCTAATAACATTAATGTATTTTGATCGTTCATTTCTTACCTTTCATTACCTCATCAACTGTTAAATTATAGACAATCATATCCTGGAGAGCTTGACCAACATATCCACCAAAATCCATTTTAAGATTACTTGGCATAGATTTTCTTTGCTCTGCAGTTAGCACACAGTAATCATTAAACCATTGGTCAATATTTTTATTAAGTTGTGATGGGGATAAATGGTCGGCAGTAAACATACCCCCTTCTTCTTTTCTCTGCCATTCCTTTCCTATTGTTTTCATATTTTCCTTTTATTAATAAGTACAAAAATTGTCAATAAACTATACATAATTAATTACAACTTTAGAGGTCATTAATGTTATAGAGTTCTTTAATATCTACTTTGTAAGCAGCTGGTCTGTCGTAGTGTCCAAAGTTAGTCAATCGTTCTGGCATATCATCTACAAAAGGAAACCAACCCATTATTGAAAAATTAAAATCTTTGTCGTTATCTTTTATAATTAAAATATATTTTCCTTTTTTCTCATTAGGTCTAATAAGTAAAAAATTATAATTCTTTTTTTCTTGAGTTCTTATCTCAATATTATTTTGAAAGTCAGAGTCGGTATATCTTTCTAAGTTGTCAGTATAAGAACCATTATAAAATTGATTCATCGCTTTAGCATAAGCCACCTCACCCAAAGCACCCATAAATCCATCGGTTAATTGTCCTTTTAATCCTTTATTGTAACCATATGAAAAGCCTTTATTCATTTTAAGATTACCAATAAATCTTTTATTAGCTACATCTAAGGCTAATTCAACTTCAGTAGTTTCTAATTTAACTTTTAGCATTTTTTCTCCTTGTAAATATAGTTCTCCAAAACCATGAACGCATCATAGAAATAACAGTAAAAATAACAGCTATATGAAAACTCTCTAATACTGTTGGGTGTAAGTCAAAAAATGGAAATATAAATAATTGAATTAATGTAGATAAGATTAATCCACTACCCACATCAATTACAGTTTCAAATAGATTTCTCATATCCAATCTATAGTAGGTTTACCATTGTAATTAACAT